GAAAGGTACATGCAGAACCCATACAAGCAAATTTCTTAAGTTTGTGAAACTTAGGAGACTTGCGATCGATGGAATTTTCCACCCACCTAGTCCTAGCGGCATGAAGAGCAGTCAAAAGGGTTTTATTCGCCCTAAAAACACGTTCAACAGTCCAACAGGATAGGCGATCAGACGCAGATGACAGATCTACCGTCACATGCGACTGAGTATGGGAAGCCCGTCTAGCGAACTCCTGATTCTGGCGTTGATCCTTGAAGTGGATTGACTCCGCGATCGGTGTGCTAGCTAGTCTGGAGACAAGGAAGTCAAGAACTATTTGCTGACACCACTGGTGCGCAACGGGTTCCGAGGCTATCAACCTCGGTCCTTTGAGCGTCTTTGGTACGGCTACAAGTCTTGAAGGTGGCTCGTTGCTCGAGTAAAGAGCAAGACCACCATTGTCTTGGATGAAGTCAACCCATTGTCCATAATTGGCAAAGCCAAATTCAGACATAGGGAAGACTCCCTCCAGCTTGGCCGGCCAGCTTGGAAAGTCGTACTTAAACTGCGTACGACGCTGGTCGGCTACTGCGCCGGGTCCATGCTTAGGTCTCCACTCGGAGGGGTTGAATCCCCCGAGACATGCTGAGACGATGTCGGCTGTCCGTTGGACAACGTCAAAAGACTCGGCATCATAGGAGACAAGGCTCTTCTCTCCGAGAAGGTCAAGACCATCACGGAAAAGAGGAGCAGGGAGAGTGTCACAAGAATCGCCAAGATGGAGATTCCGAAGATCACTAACCCTGAATTCGTCTTCGTCCCAGGTAAGAGAGGAAGAACGAAGTCCTTGGTCGATTGTGAAGAATTCATGAACATGTTCCCAAGTTCGTGAATCGTCGCACGTAACCTTCATCTTCTTGGCAGCATAAAAAAGCTGCCTGAGGACACGGATACAAGCGACGTCCGCATCGACTCTAAGCACTCCAACATCATCGAAGACACGCAAGAACAGCCCCTTGAATAGTCGAGGGATTGTTGTGCCTCTCCTGTAAGCCCTAAATCCGGGCAAACGAAAAGAGGTAAGGTGTCCTGCCGCTAAGCACCGATCAAAGTGCTTACCGGCGTCAGGAAGGTCTATCATCAGAAACGATAGGCCTCTCTTGTCGATGAGTGAGAGCAAGCGAGTAGCATCCCGCTCACTATCACGTCGGAGAGAAGGGAATTCTTCTGCTACACTTGACAGCATAGCAGAGTATAGTCCCTGAAGATAGAGGACGTAGCTTTTCATCTAAGTTATCCTTCAGTTAAGGGTTACAAAGATCTACGGCTACGACTCACCCAATAAAGAGGTGGAGGCCTACAGCTAGCAGTGCTAGCCTACGACTCCCACCCCAGCAACTTGGCTGCGATGCCTCCAGCTTTTACCATGTAAAAGCTCATAGCCTCGGACAAGTCGATGACGTCGGATTGAGTCTCATTAGGATCCGTTCGGATCGTAAAGATACACTCAGTCAAACGACCAAGAGGAACAGCTTCGGTAGGCTTGAAGAACCTTTGGAAAGTCACGGTGTGACGATCAAAGGCCTGAGAGCCAGCCTTAACTGAATCCTTTGAGTGGCGAATTTTTGTACGCCACGTAACGGTTGCCTCGTCGAGGAAGTACTCGGACGAGTAGCCGTCTTGGTTGATCAACGGCAATATCTTGGCAGTTCCACCGGAACCGTCAAGAGTCACCGTTTGGGTTGAGCCTAGCATTCTATCTTCTCCATGGTTTGTAGACCACTCAGCGACTTCGCTGAATGGCCAGCGCGCCAAGGATCGAGAGTTGTCTAGCCGAAAGAAACGGCATAGACGCCGACACTGCTCCCGCATTATTGAGAACCCGAGTCTTGGTTTCTCTTATGCGTACTCCGTTGCCACCCACACACCAAGCGTTGCTTGATGTACGAGTGTAAGTTGCAACCGTCGAAGTGTGTGTCATTACTAATGGCACATCATGGTAGACGGGGATCACGTTTGTATGAGCTTGTAAGTACTCATCCAAATTGGTGAACCACCCGATCAACCAGGTCCAAGGGATTGCATCCCAAATCGCTTTCGGATTAACGTTAATACCGAAAACGATGTCCCTGGCCATACGGGCTAGCTTCTTGTTTGAGAGACTGGTCTTTGGAAGACTGGAGGCGTGCCATCTGACACTCCCCCACTTATGCTGATGCGTCGTTTTGTCAACGACGCACTGAATAAGGCTGCCACTTGCGCTGTGAATAGTCTCCACAGTGCTAGTATTAGCATGCAAATTCCAC